TAGAGCCAACATTGTATATGACATTGCAGGCATTTCAGTAATTGATTATCTCGACCTATACAAAAAATCCCCTGCAACTCCAAACCAAGAGAGTTTTAGATTGGATCATATTGCTATGATGGAGTTGGGTCAAAAGAAATTAGATCACAGTGAGTTTGATACATTCAAGGATTTCTATACAAAAGGTTGGCAGAAGTTTGTCGAATACAACATCATTGACGTTGAATTGGTTGACAGATTAGAAGACAAGATGAAGTTGATTGAACTTGCATTGACAATGGCGTATGATGCAAAGGTCAACTATGAAGATGTGTTCTATCAGGTAAGAATGTGGGACACAATTATCTACAATTATTTGAAGAGAAGAAATATTGTCATACCTCCAAAGAATCGTTCAAATAAAAACGATAAGTATGCAGGTGCATATGTAAAAGAACCAATACCTGGTAAGTATGATTGGGTGGTATCTTTTGACTTGAATAGTCTATATCCACATTTGATTATGCAATATAATATTTCTCCAGAAACTTTATTAGTCAAGGCATCCTTCTGTTCGGAGACAAAACTGCTCTCGCTTCACCATCTGCTTTTGATCGCATCAACGTTCGTCGTCTTTTCAACGTGATAGAAAAGACAATCGGCAACGCTGCGAAGGGGGTTCTTTTTGAACTTAATGACGAGTTTACTCGTAACAACTTCAAGAATGTTGTTGAACCATACCTTAGAAGCATTCAGGCTGAAAGAGGTATCACCGATTTCTTGGTTGTTTGTGACAAAACCAATAACACTGGTGCAGTCATTGACGCAAACGAGTTCAAGGCAGATTTCTATATCAAGCCTGCACGCTCAATCAACTTCATCACATTGACCTTTATCGCTACACGTACTGGTGTTAGCTTTGAAGAGGTCGTCCCCAAAAGATAATTAATTAAGGAGCAAAACCAATGGCAGTAGAAGCCAAAACACTGGGACTCTTAACGTTCCAACAAGCAATCAGAGGTGGTGTAAGACCTAACCTCTTCCAAGTAGAACACAATTGGCCAACAGGCGGTACAACTTTAGTTGAACCTACACTTGATGGTCTCTCTGACAAACCAGTCATGTATATGTGTAAGTCTGCTGCATTGCCAGCAACTAACGTAGGTACAGTTGAATTACCATTCAGAGGTCGTGTTGTAAAAGTTCCTGGTGACAGAACTTATGAAACATGGACAGCAACATTCTATAATGATGATGCGTTTAAATTACGTTCAGCATATGAGAAATGGATCGCACTAACAAATGGTGTTGATGCTAACGTTGCAGAAGCAGACATTTCTGATATCTTCCAGAGTATTCAAGTTACTCAGTTAGACAAGTTTGCAGGTGGATCTAACCAATTAGAACCAATCCGTACTTATGAACTAGTTGGAGCATGGCCAGTTAGTGTGGGACAAATTGCTATAGCATATGACAACAATGATTCTTACGAAGAATTTGATGTTGAGTTTGCATATCAGTACCACATCACTACAGGTGGGGATGGAACTAACTTAGTTGGAGTATCCACTGCTGGTGGGTAACTAAATAGTAAGGATAAGAAACCAATTAAATCATGGCAGAGTTATTCGGTTTCTCGTTTAAGAAGAAATTGGAAAAGGAGAGAGCTCCCTCTCCTATCCAACCTTCAAGCGAGGACGGAGCTACTAGTTATATTGCAGGAGGTTACTATGGTCAGTATCTTGATCTAGACGGTAACTTCAAGACTGAATATGACATGGTGAAAAAATATCGTGAGATGGCAATGCATCCAGAAGTGGATTCTGCTATCGAAGATATCATACACGAAGCAATCGTTGCAGATCAAAACGATAGTCCAGTACATGTTAACCTTGATAACCTTGAGGTTAGTGAAAGTGTAAAGACTATGATCCGCGACGAATTTGAGTATATTAAAAACCTATTTGGATTTGATAGTAAAGCTCATGAGATGTTCCGCAGATGGTACATTGATGGGCGTTTATATTATCATAAAGTAATTGATCTTGATAGACCTCAAGATGGAATCAAAGAAGTAAGATACGTAGATCCACATAAGATTAAAAAAGTAAGGCAGATAACAAAACCAAAAACTGCAGACGAGTTTATGAAGTATGACTTCGGTAAAGGCGAAGAGTATTTTATATACAATCCAAAAGGTTTACAGAACACATCTGCAAATAGCGGAATTAAAATTGCAAAGGATGCAATCTGTTATGTGACCTCAGGTATCATGGATACCAATAGGAATATCGTATTATCTTACTTACATAAAGGTATTAAAGTTCTCAATCAACTTAGAATGATCGAGGACAGTCTAGTTATATACAGAATATCAAGAGCACCAGAGCGTAGAATTTTCTACATTGACGTAGGTAACTTACCTAAGGTCAAGGCAGAACAATACTTACGTGAAGTTATGGGAAGATATCGTAACAAATTAGTATACGATGCTGCCACTGGTGAGATTAGAGACGATAGAAAATACATGTCAATGATGGAGGATTTCTGGTTACCACGTAGAGAAGGTGGTAGAGGAACAGAAATTACTACATTACCAGGTGGTCAGAACCTTGGAGAATTGACAGACGTGCAATATTTCCAAACAAAACTTTACAAAGCGTTAAATGTTCCTGCAGGTAGATTGGATTCTGCTACATCATTTAACCTTGGAAGATCATCTGAGATTACTAGAGACGAATTAAAGTTCACTAAGTTTGTGGGTAAACTCCGCAAAAAGTTTAGTGATGTCTTTAATGACACTCTAAAAACTCAACTCATCCTGAAAGGAGTTATTACTCCTGAAGACTGGGATGATATGAAAGAGCATATCCAATATGACTATCTCTATGATAATCATTTCACGGAACTAAAGAACCTAGAAATGATGACAGAGAAATTAAATGTCATTCAACAAATGGATCCTTACATTGGTAAGTACTTCTCAGTTGAATATATCCGCACTCAGATTCTAGGTCAGACTGAAACTGAAATGGAAGAAATAGATGTTGAGATGGCAGACGATATTAAGTCTGGTAGAGCAATAGATCCATTACAATTGGTTGCTGCAGATCAGCAACAAATTGATGCAGATGCTGAAAATGTAGAGCTTGATCAGGAGATGAAGAAGGCACAAATTCAGCAAGCAAAGCAAAAACCCGCAGCTCAAAATGCAAACGGTAATAAATAAATCTTAGATAACTGTTAATTATGGCTACACAAGGGCGAGAAATCGTTGATTTGCTTTGGGATAATGACAGAGCTGATGCTCTGGGAAAACTCAAAGACATGTTACAAGTGAAAGCGGCCGCTGCTGTGGACGTTAGTAAGTTAGATATTGCGAATAGAATGTTTCCGCATGTTCCTGATGATGGTGCCACTGGATTACCTCCAGAAGGCGAAGCATCTCCAGAAGAAACTGCAGACGTTATGAATCGCAATGATGAAACCGAAGAAGAGGAAACCGATGAAACTGATCACGGAACAAATTGAACCAGTAGAGATCCTTACCGAAGAAAAAGACGGTAAGAAAAGTACCTACATTAAAGGTGTCTTTTTGCAAACTGAGATCACCAACCGCAATGGTCGTATGTATAAGTACGAAACCATGGAACGCGAAGTTGGCAAGTACAATGAGGAATTTATCAAACGTGGTAGAGCACTCGGAGAACTTGGTCATCCAGAAGGTCCAACAATTAACTTGGATCGTGTATCTCACAAAATTGTTGAGTTACAACCTGAAGGTAAGAACTTCATTGGAAAGGCTAAACTATTAGAAACCCCTATGGGTAAGATCGCAAAGAACTTACTTGAAGAGGGTGTACAACTAGGTGTGTCTTCCAGAGGTTTAGGCTCTCTTAGAAAAGAGGGTACTACATCTATAGTCGCTGACGACTTTATTCTTTCCACTGCTGCTGATATAGTAGCAGATCCTTCCGCACCTGATGCTTTTGTTCAAGGTATATACGAAGGAAAGGAATGGGCTTTAGTTGATGGTGCAATCAAAGAAGCACAGTTAGAAGCAGTCAAGCACGCTCTTGATACTGCTCCCTCTAAAGAGGAACTTGCTGAGAGAAAGATCTCCGCGTTTGAGTCTTTACTCAGAAGTTTATGATTTATAAATAATATTATTAAATCTTAACGCAATCTATTTTTACCCGTTTAGGAGTTACGTAAATGTCAAGTATTGATGAAAAATTCAAAAAGGTGATCGCAGAAACCGCGTCTCCTGAAGAAACAATCGAGGAAGATGCTGCCACTGGCGACGCTGCCATCAAGAAAGGTGCAGTTCCTCCTCAACCATCCGACCTTAAAAACAGTGCTGTTGAGGTTGGTGGAAGCACAAAGGAAAAACCCGAAGGACCTGATAATGTAGGTGCTAAAGCGGCTGCTCCTGTAGGTGCTACTAAAGATTCTACACTACAAACAAAACCAAGTGGTGCATCATCCAGTATGCCTGGTGAACTTTCCGCTAAGATTTTTGATGATGTAGAGAAAGAAGGAGAGACAATCTCCGAGGGTGAGGTCAGTGAAGACATCAAGGCAGTATTGTCTGGTGCAGACCTTGACGAAGAATTCCAAAAGAAAGCAACTACTGTGTTTGAAGCCGCTGTACAAGCGAAGGTCAACAGTAAGATTGAATCTCTTAAGGAAACTGCAGAAAGCAGGATTGGTGAAGAACTTGAGAAAATCAAAGAAGAGTTCGCTAATCGCGTAGAGAATTTCCTCTCATATGCTTGTGAAGAGTGGATGACTGAGAACGAACTTGCAGTAGAGCAAGG